AAGGTTACAACCTCAACTACCCACTGCCGAAAAACACCACTTGGGAAAGCTACCGCAACGCCTTGCTCCACGCCTGCAAGAAACTCCAGCAATTTGCCCCTGAAGTCCTGGTTATTTCACTGGGCGTCGACACCTTCAAGGACGACCCCATCAGCCACTTCTTGCTGGAAAGCGAAGATTTCATCGGGATCGGTGAGCTGATAGCGAGCGTTGGCTGCCCCACCCTGTTCGTGATGGAAGGGGGCTACATGGTCGATGAAATCGGGATCAATGCGGTCAACGTGCTGCATGGTTTCGAGAGCAAACGCACCTGAGTCATCCCCCCGCCCTACAGCGTTCCAATGACTGGATCGGAGAATAAAAAACATGACTCTTTTTATTGATGTCGATGATGCTGCACGCCTATTCACCCTGGTAGGCATCCGCCGGGCAATCCGCGAAATGGCGGCCTACATCGAAGCTGACTATTCACGCTGGGCGCAGTTTGATAAATCGCCGCGCACCGCCAATCACTCCGCAGACGGTGTGATCGAGTTAATGCCCACCGATGATGGCCAACAGTATTCGTTCAAATACGTGAATGGCCACCCGGACAATGGTCAGAGGGACTTGCTGACGGTCATGGCTTTCGGTGTTCTGGCCGATGTTCACAGTGGCTATCCAACCCTGCTCTGCGAACTGACATTGACCACAGCGGTGCGCACCGCTGCAACTTCCGCATTGGTTGCGCGATCTCTCGCACGACCAGGTTCAACCTCGATGGCAATCATCGGCAATGGTGCCCAGAGTGAATTTCAGGCCCTCGCTTTTCATGAAATGTTGGGCATCAACGAAATCCGTATCTTCGATATCGATCGCGACGCTTCACTCAAGTTGAAGCACAACCTGGCGGCATTCCCGGAGATCGAAGTGATTCTGGCCGGCTCTGTAAAAGAAGCGGTCAAGGGCGCACATATCGTTACCACAGTCACCGCCGACAAAGCCTACGCAACAATTCTGACGCCAGAGATGATCGAGCCCGGTATGCACATCAATGCCGTCGGCGGTGACTGCCCGGGGAAAACCGAACTGCACGCCGACATCCTACGCAGCGCCCGGGTCATCGTGGAGTTTGAACCGCAAACACGGATTGAAGGCGACATTCAGCAACTGGAAGCTGATTCCCCCGTCGTCGAATTTTTCCGGATTGTGCTGGGCGAAGTGCCGGGCCGCGAGAGCAATGCGCAAGTCACTGTGTTCGATTCGGTGGGCTTTGCGCTGGAAGACTTTTCTTCACTGCGCTACCTGCACGACCTTGCGCGCGAGCACCGGATCGGCGAACGCATCTACCTGGTGCCGACGCCAGCCAACATAAAAAACCTCTACCAATTGCTTGATCAGCAGCCAGTTGTCCCCTCGCGTCTGCGCACGGTCAGCTGATGGTCATCAATGTTGCCCCTGAGCAATGTGCCTGGGGCCTCTTACCGCCCCATTCAACGCGAAACCCTGCCACCTACCGTCACTAGCCGTTGCATCCCTAACAAGAAAGATAGACAGCCATTTTTCTGCCAAAACTCAAAAACATAAAATCAAGAGGTTTTGTAATGAAATCGACTCCCTCCGAACGGGCTGAACAGCCCGCGCTGCAGCGCACGCTCAGCAATCGTCACATACAATTAATGGCCATGGGTGGTGCCATCGGCACCGGCCTTTTCATGGGCTCCGGGAAGATCATCGCCCTGTCCGGCACATCGATCATCCTCATCTATATGATCATCGGACTGTTCGTTTTTTTCGTCATGCGTGCCATGGGCGAAATGCTGCTTTCCAATCTGAACTTCAAAACCTTTGCGGATTTTGCAGGCGCCTATTTGGGCCCAAGAGCGGCTTTTTTCCTCGGCTGGTCATACTGGCTGAGCTGGAGCGTTGCTGTGATAGGCGATGCAGTCGTGGTCGGCGGGTTCTTTCAGTATTGGTTTCCGAATGTGCCCGCGTGGATTCCCGCCATCGGGATGCTCGCAACACTGTTCGCGTTAAACGTACTGACTGTCAGGCTTTTCGGTGAGGTGGAGTTCTGGTTCGCGATCATCAAGATCATTGCTGTTGTGACCCTAATAGGCGTCAGCATGGTGCTGATTGCGACGTCCTTCGTCTCCCCTAGCGGTGTCACTGCATCCTTGAATCACTTGGTGGATAAACAGGCTGCATTCCCTAACGGCTTGTTCGGCTTCTTCGCCGGTTTTCAGATGGCGATCTTCTCGTTCGCCGGCACCGAATTAATCGGCACAGCGGCGGCGGAAACCCGCTCCCCCGAGAAGACTCTGCCTAAAGCCATCAACTCCATTCCGCTGCGAATTATCCTGTTCTACGTACTAGCACTGACCTGCATTATTGCCGTGACTTCCTGGCACCAGGTTTCACCAATCAAGAGCCCTTTTGTCGAACTGTTCCTGGTTGCAGGGTTTCCAGCAGCAGCCGGCATCGTCAACTTTGTAGTGCTGACATCCGCCGCATCATCAGCCAATAGTGGCGTTTTTTCTTCCAGCCGTATGCTGTTTGGGCTGGCTAACCATGACAACGCTCCGAGGATTTTCCAGCGATTGTCGAGCAACAGCGTGCCTCTTCTAAGCCTGGCTTTCACCACACTGTTGATGCTAATTGGCGTACTGGTGCTGTTTATCGTTCCGGAAGTCATGACTGCGTTCACCATCGTCTCTACCGTGTCGGCGATCTTGGTGATCTTCACCTGGTCGACCATCCTTGCGTCTTACATTGCCTATCGTAAAAAGCGACCGGAGCTGCATGCACAATCTGCTTTCAAGATGCCTGGCGGCGTTCCTATGGCCTGGTTTTCCCTAGCATTCCTGGCCTTTGTTCTTTGCCTGCTAGGGTTGAGACCTGACACTCGTATCGCCCTGATGGTCATGCCAGGATGGTTCGTGTGGTTAGCAATTGCTTATCAGTTGACCCGCTCGAAGAAGCCTAAATCTGCAGTTTTTTCGGCAAGTAATTACAGCTGATGCGCCGCTGAAACCTGTCCATGTCGATGCAGTAAATCGCGCTTGAGCGACGTGATATTTGTGGGGGGCTAGCAGACTGAGAAGCTGAAAGCGAAGGCAGGCATATTCCATTTACGGCCAACTCTGCGAATGAGTGACTCGGCTCGCCACATCACTACTCGTCGTGAATGATGACTGAGTTGGTAGTGAAAAATCACTACCAACTCAAGAAAAAAAGGCTCTTGTAGGGCCCCTTTTGTACTTAAACCAGAATCACTTGGACAGCCAAGACTCAACGGTGTCGGAGCTGCATCCGGCATCCCAGACCTTTTGCTACGCTGATCCTTTTAACGGAAAATCGCGATGCCAAATTCAGACCTGCTCCCATCCCTACTATTCAAGATTAATGAAAACCAACTCGCCCTCGAGGCCGCCATCATGGAACTGAGACTGTGGGTTGAGCAGCGTGGATCAGCCGAGGTCGCTGGTAACGTTCGCGGTGCCTTGGACACCCTCAGCAAAAACGAGGAGTTCATCAAAATGACTCTCGCGGTGCTGATGGCTCCCGAGTGACGTCTTCCCACAGATTTCGAAAGGAATATCCGTAAGCTTCGGCTTGAGATTGGCGTGAGGGAATCTACGCTGATCCCGGAACGCTAAACTCCGGATAAGTCTATGTACAAAATCGTGACCTTCTCTCCCAGGGAACTGTTCGACAAAGTCTGGGAAACACCTGTACTAAAATTGGCCCAAGAAATCGGCATATCAGACGTTGCGATTTCCAAAGCTGATGCGCGCCGCGAAAAATCCGAGCTTTGATGCGCGATAAGTGGACGTGGAAAATTTTTCACATAGTGCAAAAGAATTGCATAAAGAAGGCCCCTAGTGGGGCCTTCTTCGTTTCATCCCGATAGTCGCCTGTTCGATACCCCCGGTTCCCACGTCGCCAATGCAGGATCTTGTGGACGGCCTTTACAGTCGACGCCGGCATCGAGCATGGCCAGCGCCTGAGAGAACAGGCGAAGTCCCATAGGGGCAAGTTCTCTGCGCCATAGCACTTGCGGCGTGTCATCTGGCCGGACGTGACACCAGTCTTGAGCGAGTACCAATCCGGTGTCGGTCCCGTCGTCCAGCCAATAGACCGAGCCACCTGTGACCGGCTCTCGCATATGAACCGCCCAATGCACTGCATCCCGGCCTCGATGTCTCGGCAGCAATGAAGGGTGGTAGCCCAATGCGCCGTGTACTGCCTTGGCGCGAACGTCTTCCTTTATATAGACGTGGGCGTGAGCGGTGAGGATCACGTCACACGCCGGTACCTGGTCGGCGCTCAGTCGCCCCTGAGTGCAGTCGGCTGGCACGCTGTGCTGTTGCGCGACCGCATAGAGCCTGTCGTACTCGCCATCGGCGCCGAGGGCCGGGGCGATTGCGATCACCACCTGGTGCCCCTCGGCCAAGCAACGCTTCAAAAGTTCGGCGGCCAACCACTTCTGCCCGATGATCGCTACTCGCATGCGTTCTCCCCAAGAAAACGAAAGCCCTGAACCGCTCGGAAATGCCCGCCGAAGCCGCTGCCGGCATTGGAATGCCGGCCGAGCCTACGGTTGCTGTCCTTGAGGCTTTGACGGCTCTTGGCATAGTTGCCCCCGATCAGCGCGGCTGAGACCTGCGTCCATCGCTTGTCCCTGCGAAGTGCCGCTGCAAGACCAGGGTGGCTGGTATGGAACAGCGTGCGTAGCGGCCGACCGTAGCGGTTATGCCCCTCCAGCCAATGACTGCACAAGGCGTTGAGGAAACGCATCCCAACCCCCGCACCTTGCCACTCGGGCATCACCACCAGCCGGCATGCCCGCGCCTCGATGAGTCCCGGCCGGGTCGAGAACGCGATGTGGGCCACCGGCTCTCCGTTGACCCAGCCAACATAGTGGGTGGAAGCGACCATCGGCGGCAGCTTCAAATAGTGATGTGGCTCAAACAGGGCATAGTCGCGCTGCTTAGCCTCGCGGATCTCAAGCTCAAAGCTTGGTCTTGGCCGAAGCCACCCCCGATGGAATTCGCCGGTACCGGTGTCGTAAACCCAGTCAGGCTGTACCCAATCAAGGATGTCGTAGTGGCAAGACAGGAGAACCACCTGCCCGGAAGTCCGGCGCCACGCCTTGGCGAAAGCGGCGGCGCCCACGCGGGCGATTTGCCGGTCTACCACCGAGCTGAACTCGTCGACGACGGCCATTCGCGGCGCTTCACAAACGAGCCGGGCCAAGTTCGCCCGGAACTGTTCCCCATTGGAAAGCACCGCGAACGGCCGGAGCCACGCCGGCACTGTGCCCAGTCCAACGGCCGACAACGCGCCGGTCACGTCATCGAATGCCCCCATCGGGTCAATCGCATCAATGATCGGCAGGTTTTTCGGCCATCGCGGGCTGTAGAGCGCGCCAATGGCCTTGCCCAGCGTTGTTTTTCCCGAGCCTGACGGCCCAACCACGACGCCAATCTTCCACGGCAACCCCTCAATCGGCAGATCCGCCGCGACGTCGACGTCGCAGCCCGATTCCACGTTGAAAAGAGATTTGACCCGAGCCGCCCGGTAGCTGTTGAAGTCGGAGCAGCGGTGCGAAACCTGAACCTTCATACGCACACCACCCGGACTTTGTATCCGAGTGATTTGAGCTGCTGAAAGGCGATCTGTTGCTCTGATTCATTAGGGCAAACCACGATGACGCCAAACTGTGGTTTGTACTTGAACCCGTTACGGCCGGGGGCTTTGCGTTGCTTTTCCATGACAGCCTCTATCATCGGCGCTCGGTGGCGCTTGAGAAGTGAGGCTCACGGCCTTCTGGTGATTGATGGCCCCACAGCGGGGGCACTTAATCTGAACTTCGCTCGGCGGCAACATCTTCGCGAGCAATCTACGGCATTGACCACAACGGACTTCTTGCATCATCTGCAAACCTTTTGCACTTCTGGTAGGCTCCCGACCGCTCGCGCGAGCAAGGGGGCCTAGGCCGGTTCGCAGGCTACATCTGCCTACTGGCGGCCGGTTCAGGTGCTCGAACACCTGAACCGGTCGCCCTCTTTTATCTCACCCTGTACACATTTCGCCCACGGGCGGCAGCATCCACAAATGCTGCGGCGTTACCCGGCGCAGACTCTCACAGCGGTACCAGGGTTCTCCCGCTTCGGCGGCCGACCAGGCGATTAGCTCCGAACAAAACCAAGCGTCACGTTCTTGCCAGTCACGGCGCAGTCCTAAGCCGAAAACGGCTGTCCAGTCGTAGGGTTTGCCAAGCTGGCTACGCGCCGCGCAGATGATCTTTTGGGGATTGCGGGCTGGCAGTTCAACAAGGGCGGTTTCTCTTGCCCGACCAATCGCGTCATCGAGCGTGACCTGGCGGACGCCATACAGCGGCGCCGCTTCGATCACCACACCGCCGGCAACCAAAGCGACGTGACTCCAACGCGACCATGTGGCCGCACGGATCACCGCGCCCATAGGGCTATTCGAACTGCTGAACAACAAACGTACGGCGCTCATCATCAACCCTTTGCGTTGCCAACGCCGGTAACCGCAGCCTGGATTGCCTTGATGGCTTCATCGGCGATCTGCTTGGCCTCATCGATTGCGCCCGCCGCTAGTTTTGCTTTGATCAGCTCTTTCGCCTCAAGGCGCCGCTCGCGGATCTGGTACAGCACCTCCGCGTATTGGGCCGCCTCTGTCAAAATGCTGTCGGCGGCTTCTTGAGGTGTCCGCCCCGTGATCGCCCAAGCGGCAACGGTACGCGGCACGGCGTCTGCAGGGTATCCGGCATCTTTGAAGGCTTGAGCCTCGCCCGCAGCCCGCTCGTATTCGACCGCCCTGAGTGGGTCACCTGCTACGGTCTGCCGCGCCTGGTCAGCGTAGTTATCAATCCGTGCGCACAAGTCAGCGGCAGTTGGTACCGGCTCGCCGTCATGCTCCCACTGGCCTTTCCATTCGCCGGTTTCCCTGATCCGCGTTCCCTTGAATCGCGGATTCCAGCAGGGCTGAGGCAATGGCGCCGCCGTCCAGTGAGCGGCTTCGGCTGGCGCGTCTGCGGCGTAGAGAAACCGGCCATTTTGATCAATGACAAAAATCATGTTGCCCCCTTAAACCGCTTGTACACAGAAACTCAGTTGGCATTCGAACCCGCCCGCGCCGGCCGTTGACCCGGTCGCATAGTCCAAAACAACTTCGCCGCTTGCCTCCACCCGCCATGACAACCAACCAAGCGCAAATGGGCTGGAGGTTGCCCAGTCTCCCGTACCGCACATCCTGATGAGGGGACGAAAGCCTGGCGGAAGCGTGAACATCACCATTGCTCCGGCGCCATTGCTGACCCAGCGTGACGCGTCGATATTGACGTACACGTTGCCGTTGGCCTTCCAGAACCGGGACACGTTTCTGTCCGCGAAACCGTTGATGAACGCCGGCACTTGAATGTTTGGCGCGGAAAAGTTTGCGAAAGCGTTGGCAACAACCTGATTGGTAACGGCGGCGGTGTAAGTGTCGGTAATGCCGTAACCCGCCAATGTCGTAGCCTTGTCGGCCTTCGTGGAAGGGTTGAAATTGCCCGAATACCACAGGTTGCCCATGTTGGAACTGTCCACTTGGGCCATGATGCTGGCGCCGTTCCAACCAATGTGGATGATATTTTGGAGCTGACCGGCTCCTGTGCCCATATGCACAAAAGACGCAAGTGTTTGGCTCTTCGTGTAGGCGTCTGTGATGCCGTAGCCGCCGATTGAATTCGGTTTTCCCGTCTGAATTTTTGACCAGTCTAAAGTTGGGATATCCGCCGCGCTCAGGGTATCGCCGTTAGTAACGATGCCCTTCGCGCTGACGATAACCTTCGTGTAAGCGCCGGCCGGAACGCCCGAATCAGCGAGCGCTACGGAAATGTTGGCGTTCGCTGATCCGTCAAATGACGCGCTGCCGCTCGCCGCGCCGGAGATGGAAATACTGCGTGCTGTCTCAAGCTTTCGGGCCGCTACGGCGGTTCCGTTGATCCCGAGGGCGTCAGTGATTCCGTACCCGCCGAGCGTGGTGGGCTTGCCGGTCTTGATCTTGCTCCAGTCCAGATCCGGGATGTCCAAGCTGACCAACGCGCCGCCGTCTGTCACCAACCCCTTAACGTTGACGGTGACCTTCTGATAGACGCCCGCTTTAACTCCGCTTTCAGCAAGTGTTATGGAAATGTTGGCGTCCGCGCTGCCGTCGAACGTCACGTTGCCAGACGCGGCCCCGCTGATGGACAACTTCCGCGCCGTTGCCAGCCTGGTCGCTTTGAACGCGGCTACGGTGCCGTCAACGAGCGCCTCAAACTTGACCTTGAGCCAGACAGTTCGGCTTGCGAGTGCCTTGGCCGCTTTGTTGGCGATCCCATCAGGGCCACCTAATACAGGGTCGGGCGTCTCAATTTGATAGACGCCATCCGGCCACTCTGGCGGTTCGGGTAGGTTTGCCATTAGTTACTGCTCCCGTGGTTGTATTGACCGTCGTAGTTCGCCAAGCCGTTGTATCGAAGCGGTACAGCCTGGTAATCCAGCTGAACCAAGCGGCAGCGTGTTGGGGCAACGGCGAGAAGAAGGCGGCGCAACATGGCCGCCTGGTCGTTGGTAATAACTCGTTCAAGGAGGGCGACCCGATAGAGCGACCAAACAGGTTCGCCGCCTTGGGCAGGGCTTACGCCTTCATCGATGCGGATTTCCCCAAAGCCCAATAGCCGGAAAACCTCTCTGATTGCCCACGGGTTTCCCTTGAAACGGTGTAGCTCGGCGGCGTTTTTTATGAGGTCGCGCTTTGCATCTACCGATTCGGCGAGTTGCCAGGCCACTTCATCCATCAACGAAAACTGATCGGCGAGGTGCGGCAGGATTGCCGGTTTAACCAGGTCGACCAGGTAGACGAGCATCGAGTTGATATCGATCTCGTCCAGCGACTCTTGGAGCAGCTCACAAAGGGTTGCGAAGCGCTCATCGCTCGCGAGAGCCGGGGGCAACTGTTGGTCAGCCATTAGCCACACCCGCATCGATCAGCTGAATCGTGGAGCAGTTGGCCCAATGGTGCGTTTCGAGCACCGACAGCACGTCAGGGTACTGCAGCTCTGCCCGATAGACGCCGCTCACCTGCAGGAGAGCGGTCAACTGTTCGCGAACGATGTCCCGGCCGAGTCCGGCCCGGCGATCCTGTGCGAAGGCGTATGCGGCTGCATGTGCAGCGGCCAACGCGGCCGCCCGATCCGCTTCCGCGTAGAAAGTGAGATGAGCCTTGATCTGAAACGGCCTCTCAAGCGGGCTGTAAGCGTGCACGGTGTCGCACAGTGGGCGGACTTTTTCGCCGCTGAGGCGGGTTCGAACGCGCTCCAACAGGTCGGCGGTGGGCAAACCTGTATTCGTCAACGGGTAAACCGCTACGTGGCCATCCGGCTGGCCCTCATCGGGGCCATGAACCGCAACATCAGTAATGGATTGATGAACCGCCAAGGCGTGATAGCGGTAGGCGCCCCGGCTGCCGGCATTACTGAACGCTTCAGGCGCAAGAATGATCCGCTCGCGGTAACGGTCGTCTTCTTCATCCTCCGCCCCATTGGCAGATGTCGTAGTGTTTGTGGCGGTCATGCCGGCCGCTGGGGCATTGGCGAGGCTACTGATTTGCCCTGCGGCCCAGCCGTTGCCCAGTACCCCGGCGGTCAAGCAAGTCGCCGTGGCGTTGATATTGGATTGCCCGGCGGGAATGACCACGTCCTGGTCAGTCAGAAATGCGAGTTTGCCGTCCTGAGTGCTGACCTTTGTGCCGGCACGGATCAACAGCGGCTGCTGTACCGCCGCCGGCATGTTGAAGCGCAATACGCACCGGGCCGGAACAGCCAGCAGCCTTGGGGTCGCTACCAGTTCGCCCAGATAGTCCAGAATCGGGCCTCTCGCGTACCTCACCAGGAGCTGCTGGCCGGCGTTTTGAACGGACGCTTCTTGACGCGTCACGGCGTAGGCAATTTGGTCAATGAACAACCTTTCCACCTGAGCGGGATACAGGGTTTTCCCTGACTTCTCCTCATAGCGGGCAATCAACTTGGCCTCCGTTGCTGCGGGGTCTACGTTGATAAAAATAGGTTTAGGCAGCTCGCGCAAAGGGCACCTCCGTCAACTGTGGAACGCCATCGGCTACCCGCCACTGAACGCGCAACGTGATCCGTGGGGCATCGATAAGCACCTCGACCCTCACGACAGAGACGCGGGTTTCCCACCGGCGGATCGCGTCGACCGCTTCGCGTACCAGGTGCGGGGTCACCCGGTTTTCTGGCCAGTCGATATAGAGGTGGAGATCGCTGCCGAACTCGGGCCGGTGCGGGTCGCTGCCCTTCGGCGTTGACAGCACGATATGGATCGCCTGGTCGATATCGCGCAGACCCTCGACAACCTCCCCCGGAGTACCAAGGGAGGGCTGCCAGTGCGCGGCGGTGATGCTGGTATAGGG